CTTTCGGGGTTCTGAGACTCAGCGATGTGTCTCTAAAATCCAAACTTACTCTCTAATGAAAGGGTTGCAAGTCAAGTGGATAAAACCAACGAGTTACTCATCGATGAACCACTGAGGCCTGTGTTGGGTCACCATGGTCTTGAGTATATTTCGGTTCCCCCTGAGGGAGCTGGAGTACCTTTACTCATTACCCAAGGTGACACACCAAATCCTCAACATGTGGTTCGGAAGGAATATCGCTATGTACATGGTGATACTCACCATGGTCCTCCTTATAAGGAGGGTGGCGACTTCCTTCAGTATACGATGCACTATCCCGTTGATATTCTCGAAGGTTCAGCCTACACCGAAACTTTTACCTCGCCTAGGTCTGGAGCATTTTTTGCTCCAAACTGGCCCGGTAGAGGTTATTACAAGGGGGGGTTTATCCTTCCCTCGTATTACGGTGTTGAGGGCCTTGGTGATTCTGAGCGTATTTTATACGACCAAATCACTGAATCCTACGTGAATCCCGGCGACTTACAATCTCTCGGAAATCGCGCATACAATCGTATGCGTCCCAAGGTTGAGAAAGCTGGAGTCTTTCAAGCCGTTTACGAGCTTAAGGACTTTCCGGGGATGTTGCGTACTTCTGCTCAAGGTTTCAAAGATCTTTATGGAACCTTGGGCGGCAACTTCCGCGGAGCCATGCTAGGCCCAAAAGGCGTAGCTGACCAGTTTCTCAACCACCAATTTGGGTACGTACCCATGGTCGATGACATCCGTCGTGTTGCTGACGTTGCGTCAAATTTTGACAAATACGTCAAGAAACAGAAGGCTGTCAACGGCAAGTGGGTATCCCGTAGATTTCGCGAGCCCCATATCGAGGAAGAACATGTCGAGTACTCTACAAGTGGTACTGAGACATTTGTGTTTCCTTCTTTAGGAGACACCTACATATCCTCCGGTAGTTTCGTTGTGAAACGTCAGCGAATGACGGACACATGGTACACCGGTAGGTTTATGCAGTACTTCCCCGAATTCGGTGGTGGTCCTGGGCCAGACGATTATCTGACTCAACTCCAACAAGGTCTTGACCTTTATGGAGGACGGATAAATCCCGTCAACCTCTACCGCATTACGCCTTGGACATGGCTTATTGATTGGTTCTCAGGTGCTGGTGATCTCGTTCAGAGACTCCAGGACATGGCAACCGACCAAGTCGTGTGCGATGCTTTCTATCTCATGCGTCATTGCTACGAGAGATGGGAATTCAAATCTGAATTCACAGATCGAGTAGGTAACCTCCAGACTCTTGTTTGGTACAGGAGTATTGAGGTTAAACGTCGTGAGAAAGCTAAGAGTATGTTTGGTTTTTCCGCAAATCCGGCTGGTTTGTCGGATATGCAAAAGGCGATCCTTGGTGCCCTTGGTATTTCCAGGGCCCTCTGATGATCGTATCGATGTGTGGTACCCTAATACTGTCGGGGTTAGCATCCGGGCAGATTCCACACTTTTCGCTACATCTCAATGGAGGTCAACCACTTATGTTTAGCGATCCGCTAGACATTACTATTGACGGAACTGTTATCCATCTCGCCAGAATCGCGGTTGGTGACCGTAAGGCCACTTACTCGAATCCTGACGGGACCTACGTGATTAATATCACGAATCAGGTCACGGGCAAGGGACGTCTTCGTCACACTGTCCGTTTGGATAGCAAGAAGATCGTTACTAATCCTATCGGAAGTACCGAGGATTACGATTCTTCTTCGTTTCAATTTTCCATCGATCGACCCGGTTTCGGGTTTACCGTTGGTGATATTGATGCGATCCGTGCTGGGCTTTCAGCCCTTCTTAACACTGCTTTTGTGACAAAGCTCTACGGTAGTGAGTCGTAAGACCCTCCGTATCTTTGCACATCAGTGTTCAATTACTCAAACTTTTAGTTTGAGCTTTGTCTAAGCGGCCGCGCAAGCGGTTGCTGAACTACGTGGCTTGATGTCTTACCTTTGAAAAGAGGGGACATGAAAAGCAACGTAAGTGATCACCTAGAGATGATGCACGCTGTCTATTCAGACGCCTGCATCAAGTGTACCGCTGAAGTCTCTGATTTACGTGATTTGATCACTATCAAATCACGGGTTGAGAGTGAAGGTTTTTCGTTTCTAACGATAACCTTACCCAATTTTTGTAAAGACTTCGAGAGAAGCCTTTCGATTGGGTATATTGACCCATCATTCTTCCGCGGTTTTCCATTAACTCGGAAAAACGGGAAGAATGGAGCAATCCCTGCATTCTTGCAAGGTATGCTCGGTCAACTCTTCAACCGTGAGACAGGGAGACTTAACGATGAAACAAGCGATTCCCCCACCATCGTTGAGGCAGTCAGACAAATCTGTCTGCTCTACAAGAAGGTGGAGATGCCTTGTACCCCTCAAAGGGATTTCAAAGCTATCGCATCGTTTATCGATGTCGAGCAAGCCAATCAAGTTTTCACTGCACCTGAGGATAACTTCAATTTCTTTGAAGTTGTTTCTCACTACCTTTGGGCTAATCTGTTGGCTGATTTACGCCTACATGACTTGGTCCCTAGGCATGGTCCCGGTGCCACCGCCGAACGTATTTCCGGTAACGGTAAATACGTTTGGTTAAAGTGGTACGAACGTCTTGAGCCTTACTTCCCATTCTTCGAAAATGCACTTTCAATAAGTGCATATGAAGATAAGGAAGCCCTCAAGAGAGTAACGTTCTGTACAGAAGATCAAGAGGAACCTGTTAGGGTAACTCTTGTTCCGAAAACTTTAAAGGCCCCACGCATTATCGCTATAGAACCTGTGTGCATGCAATATGCACAGCAGGCTATTCAATCTTTTCTTTACGAAAAGATTGAATCTTACTGGTTAACGAGTGGTCACGTTAATTTTCGTGATCAGACAGCCAACCAGAAGCTGGCGTTAATGTCGTCGAAGACTGGTCGATATGCGACTATCGATCTTTCCGATGCTAGTGACCGTGTTCCATGGTCACTAGTAAAGGTTATGCTCTCGAGTAATCCAGATTTTCTGGATGCCGTTGAGTCATGTCGATCGACAGGAGCAGTCTTGCCAAGTGGTCGTGTAATACGACCGCTTTTCAAGTTTGCTTCGATGGGTAGTGCTCTCTGTTTCCCTATAGAGTCCATGTACTTTTACACTTTGTGTGTAATGGCTCTGTTAGTGAGCAGAAAACTCCCTGTAAGTCACAAGAACATTTTTGATGTTTCTCGTGACGTGTTCGTCTATGGGGATGATTTGATTGTCCCTACAGAAGAAGCGGAAGTGGTTCTCAGTATCCTGCAGCAGTACAACTGCAAGGTGAACCTCAGCAAGTCGTTCTGGACTGGAAAGTTCAGGGAATCTTGCGGAGTTGACGCATATAACGGATATCTGGTTACTCCAGTATATATTCGTAAAATGCGTCCCGAGAATCGACAGCAAGCGCAAGAGATTATCTCGTGGGTGGCCACCGCTAACCTTTTCTATCGAAAGGGTTATTGGCGAACCGCCTCCTTGATGTTTAGCACCATTGAGGCTATCGTGGGGTCTTTACCCTACGTTTCGAGTCGATCTCCTGTTCTTGGACGAATATCTCTTATGGGTTATCGTTCCATCTCCGGATGGAACAAGGATCTATTCTCTTTAGAAATAAAGGGATTAGTTCCTACCCCTGTCTATCGCTGTGACAAGATAGACGGATATTCAGCTCTGCAGAAGTGTTTACTTATGCTTGAGCGTGGGTCTCCATCTACGTTCGAGCCGCAAGTGAGCGCTTTTGAGCTGGGTCAAGGGAAGTGGGATGTGAATCCTACTACTCATGACGTTAAGCATTTGGAGCGATCTGTACGGCGCGGCGCCGTCACACTTAAACGCCGCGGGGTCCCTGCTCTCTAAGCAGGGGTATGGTGGTATTTCCACTTAGGGGGGAGCCTAAAGCTCCTTAGGGC